GACATTTTCGGCCGGAGGAAATCCGACGGCTGGAACGAACCAAGAAGACGCCTTTTTGAAGGCTCTCGGACTAAATAATTAACAGGAGAATGATCAATGACAATTAACTACATCACTAAACATGAAGGCACCTTTGAAAAGAAATTGATGCAAGGTGCACTCACAAGTATTTTGGAAACGCCACAAGTAAACTGGTTAGGCGCTAAGTCTTTCGAGTTGCCTACAATTTCAGTAACTGGTTACAAGGCACATACTCGCTCTAAAGGCTACAACGCTGGTACAGTTTCGAACGACAAGAAAGTTTACACCCTAGGTTTCGACCGTGACGTCGAGTTCTTTGTAGACTCAGCGGACGTTGACGAAACAAACCAAGAGCTTTCAGCTGCTAATGTATCTAATACATTCATCACTGAACACGCTACTCCAGAAGTGGACGCTTACCGTTTCTCTAAACTTGCAACAGAAGCTATCACAGGTACACACTTCAAGTCTGAAGCTGACTTGTCAGAAGTGAATATCTACTCACGCTTGAAAGCTGCCCTTTTACCAGTTCGTAAATATGGTGCTCAGAACATCGTTGTTTATGTTTCTAGCGAAGTTATGGACTTCTTGGAACGCTCTAAAGAGTTCACACGCTCAATCGCTACTACATCACCTCAAGGAATCGACACTCGTGTCACTTCACTTGATGGAGTTCAGCTTATCGAAGTTTGGGACGATGCACGCTTCAAGACTAAATTTGATTTCACTACTGGATTTGTTAAGGCAGCAGACGGTAAAGACATTAACTTCTTGATCGTTGCTAAACCTGCAGTAATTGCAAAAGCTAAATTTAACTCTATTTATCTTTTCGCACCTGGTCAACATACAGAAGGCGACGGATACTTATACCAAAACCGTTTGTATCATGACCTCTTCGTCCTAGAGACTAAGAAAGACGGTGTCTACGTTTCTCACAAAGCCTAATAAGGGGGGTAATCCATGAAGAAGTATGAAAAATTGAACCAGGTCTACACAGTCCAAGAAGGGAGCTTGCTCGAAGCGCAATTAGTCGCTGACGGCTTTGAAGAAGTGGTTGACGAGGCAGAGCTTGAAGAACTACTTGCTACTCATCAACTCGCAGATCTCACTTTGGTTGAGCTGAAAGCTCTTGCTAAAGAGCGAGGGTTTGAGGGCTATTCAAACAAGACCAAAGATGAACTTTTGGAGGTGCTAAATGGCCAAGTTTAAAGCAAAATTGAACGCTTATCTAGCTAAGTCTGACCGTCATTTTGACAAAGGGCAAGAATACGAGTTAGATCAAGACGAAGCTAATCGAATCAATGGCCTCTTTAATGAGGTTGTTGGTGAAGATTGCCTTGAACTCGTTGAAGAGCCTAAGCAAGATCTATTTGAGGCGGAGACATTCGCCTTTTAAGGAGGTGATTTGATGTCTTACTTGACTAAAGAAGAGTTCATTGAGCTAGGATTTGAGTGCGAGGGCGACTTTTACAAACTTTTGAAACGTGCTAAACTCGCAATCGACGCATATACAAGAGATTTCTATTTCTTGAATAGCTTTGAGAGCGACAACAACGAAGCACGAAAAAGGGCAGTCAAGCTCGCCATGGCTTATCAGATAGCTTATTTAGACAGTTCAGGAGTCATGACGGCAGAGGACAAGCAGTCTATTGCTAGTATGTCAGTCGGACGGACGTCGGTAAGCTATCGCACAGGCTCACAGAACGGCTCAGGCTCGCTTTCAGTGGCAGAGCGGTATAATTTATCCAAGGACACAGAAAACTGGCTTAGAATGGCTGGATTTGGCTTTATGAGGGTTGATTATGATAGATAAAAGAATGCTACCTGATTCTGTGACTATCAAGAAGTCAATCGGTGAGGATGATTGGGGAAAAGAGGCTTACTCTGAACCCCTTTTATTATCTCCTTGCAAGTTCGATAGATCCTTCTCTCATTCTGGCTCAGGCAATCATCGTAGCGAGTCCAACTCTTCAACCGTGATTGTCTATCACAAATACTGCCCTGTGTCGCTCGACAAGAGCTTCATCGGTGGCATTGTCGAAGAGGACGGAGTCAGCTACGTTGTTAAAAACATCATTCCACAGTATCATCCCTTGACGAGTAGGCTTTTAGCTTATGAAATCGAGGTGATTTAGTGGGTGGTGGTGTAAGTGTCAAGATTGACCTGAACGGCGTTAAAAAGAAGGTATCGCCTGAGAACTTCGCAAAGGGTAAGTTGGCCATCGCTAACCAAATGCTACTGGACATGGAGCCATACGTCCCAAAAAGGAAGGGAATTTTAAGATCTAGCGCCCATGTCAGACAAGATTCGGTAGTGTATGTGACACCTTACGCAAGATTGCTATATTATGGCAAGAAGCGGAAAGGGTTCTTTTCTGAGAAGCAAAGGAAGTTCTTTTTTGCTAATAAGGAGAAGTTGCTGAGCCAACGACCAACGCCTGGAACTGGTCCAAGATGGGATAAGAAAGCCGCAGCCCTACACTCTAAGAAGTGGGCTGATGTCGGATTGAAAGCGATGGGATTGAAATGAACCAAAATAATGACTTTGCAGAGGTCTTGCTTGAGCATATCAAGGACATTCAAGAGAAAATCCCGTCTAAACACGGTTATTTAGCTGAGAAAGAGGGGTTAGTAGTATTCCCTCTAGCTGGTGGAGAGGTTGTAGACGAGGACATGGCTGGAACTCAAACAGTCAGCTTGCCTTTTGAAATTGCTATCAAGTCACGAGATCAGGAATTAAACAATAATACACTGTGGCAGATTAACGCTGCCTTGTCAAAAATGGACCTAGAATTGCCAAGTAAGAATGGCTCTTACGAATTCTTAGGTCTGAAAGTCGACAAGCCTTACTTAAACGATTTAGACGAGCAAGGCTTTTACATTTACTTGCTGGACGTAACTGCCAGCCTTGAAATTGAAAGGAATGAATAACTAATGCCAAAAAATAAAAACGTAAAACGTAAACATTACATTGCGCCTTACAAAGAAGCAACTCCAGACACTCCGCCAACTGCAACAGATTACCTCTGGATTGCTAAAGGCTTCAAGTCATCATCACCAGAGAACGATGAGAAGACAGACGACTTCACAGATTTTGCCGGTGACGGAACACCTGAAGAACAAGTGATCAGTAAGACACGAGGCCGTTCTTTTGAAGGCGTTCGTGATACAGACGACAAGGCTCAGAACTTTATCGCTGATAAAGAAGACGCAGTAGGTGACGAGCTTTTGGTTTGGTACAAGGAAGTTGACGCAACTGGAAAAACTCAATACGAGGGGCCAGCTCGTCTTTCTGGTATCGAAATCGGAGACGGTGAAGCGTCTGAAAATGAAAGTATTAAATTTAAGGTCGTATGGACTCGTAAACCTAAGAAATCAACAGTAGTACCAGGATAATCTAAGGCGTGAATTATCACGCCTTTTTATTTTTGAAAAGGAGTATAAAAACATGGTAGTCATTAAAAAAGCTAGTAACATCATCCCTATTGATTTTGGAGAATTTCAGCTGGAATATTCAGCAAATGACAAGGGTGTCAAAGAGCTTGACACATTTCTTGATAATTTGAAGAAAGAATGGAAAAAAATGGAAAAACTTTCTGACACGGCAATCGTTAAGAGGGGGAAAGAAATCGTCGAGGACGGATGGACTCGTCTTTTTGGTGCTGAAGCATTTGAAAAAGTATTCAAATTCGCAGATGAGGATTCAACAATCGCATTTAACTATCTGATTCAGACAGTTCTTGGAATTATCAAAGATTATCAAGAGCGCAACTCAGAAGATGCATTCAAGAAGTATCTAGCGTGATGATGCCATGTTAGATATTTCTAGAAAGCTAGTTGATGAGCTTGTTCTAGAAATTGAAGGCAAAGAACAGACTTTCCCTCTGCTCTTATCGTTCGATAGAGTTTTGAAAGTCTTTGAATTGTGGAAAGACGACGAAGTTTCAGACATTATGCGACCTTTCTTTGCGTTGCGGATCCTGACAGGTGTTTCTTTTGATTTTTTGACCGTAAACGAGGCCATGCAAGTGATATTGGCAATCTTTGAAGAACATATACAAAACGGCAAAAGAGAAGATGACGTTGAGTACGACCTGGCAGGTAATGTCATAAAGTCCTCGACATCGTCAGAAGCACCACAGAAAAGACTCTACAACGTGAAGCATGACGGAGCTTATATCTTTGCTTCTTTCATGCAAGCCTACAAAATCGACTTAATTGAAGAGATTGGAAAGTTGCACTGGAAAAAATTCAACGCATTGCTTGTCGGTTTGCCTGAAGGAACCAAATTTGTAGAAGTCGTGAAGATTCGCTCTTACGAACCACAAAAAGGCGACAGTCAGGAATACATCGAGAATATGCGAAAACTACAAAAAGAATACCGTCTACCAGATGATGATGATGACGACGAACTGGAAGACGATGAATATGATTATTACGAATAGAAAGGAGGTAAACAATGGCAGATGGGAAAGTTGTCATCCAGGTTGACATGGATGGCAATAAGGCACAGTCAGGTGTCGAACGTTTAAAAAGCATGATGGGTGGATTGGCTGAAAGCGGAGAGCGAGTAGGCTCGGTTTTTAAATCGGTTTTAGGTGCTAACATTGTAAGCGGTGCTCTGATTGCAGGGATCCAATCCCTTGGAAATGCCATGAAGAGTGTTTTTGCTACTGCCTTGGACGAAGGAGCAAAACTCCAACAGTCTTTTGGTGGTATCGATACGCTCTACACGACTGCAGCTGACTCTGTGAAGCAATATGCGAACGCTGCGGCTGCTGCTGGTATCTCTGCTAATACATACGCAGAGCAGGCCGTTTCATTCGGTGCCAGCTTAAAACAAGCACTCGGTGGCGATGCAGTGAAGGCTGCACAAATGGCAGACAAGGCTATCATGGCTATGGCTGATAACTCGGCTAAAATGGGTACAGACATCGGTTCAATCCAGCAAACGTTCCAAGGCTTTGCAAAGCAAAACTACACAATGTTAGATAACCTGAAGCTAGGTTATGGTGGTACAAAGCAAGAGATGGAGCGACTTCTTAAAGATGCCAGTAAACTCGAAAAAGCGATGGGTAAGAAGTTTGATATCAACAACTTTGCGGATATCGTAGAAGCCATTGACTTAGTTCAACAAGAACTTGGAGTGGCAGGAGTTGCAGCAGAAGAAGCTCGGACTACTTTTAGTGGCTCGTTTGCAGCAATGAAGGCTTCAGCTTCTAACTTCTTGGCCAACTTGTCACTCGGTCAAGACATCACTCCGTCTTTGAAGGCGTTAGTGTCTACTACCTCTACATTCCTCTTAGGCAATTTCTTGCCAATGGTCGGGAATATCATGAGGCAACTTCCACAAGCCGTTTCAACGGCTTTAGCAGAAGCTGGTCCAAAAATTGAGCAAGGATTTAAGTCTTTGTTTGCATCGCTCGGAGTTGATGAGGGTGTCTTTGATACGTTCAAGGATACTTTCAGAGACGTCATTGTTACGGCTCAATCATTGTTTGAGTCGTTCACAGGTGAGGCAAGTGGTTTTGGGAATGTTATCAAAGGTGTGAGCAACATCATTGAAACGGCTAACGTCATGATCCAGAACCTAGCAATGGGTTTCCAATTCGCAGTTGAAGCCTTTGAGAATACAGGAGCTATCAAGAACGCTTATCAGGCTTTTAAAGACTTGTCAGAGGCATCGCTTGACCTTGCAGTTAAGCTAGGCGACGCTATTCCATGGGACACAATTGGAGAAGCTGCAGGTAAAATTGTAAACTTCGTTTCACAAATGGCAAGTTCATTCGCTAATTTTATCAAAGGACTTGATGCTAACACAATCAAAAATGTAGCAACTGCTCTAGTGACCATGGCTGTGGCCTTAAAAGGTATCAAGACAGGGGTAGCGATTGCTAAAAGTCTAAAATCAGCTTTTGACTTTGGGAAAAATATCGTATCGCTAATCGGTAACGTTTTAGGGCTTACTGCTGCTCAAGCTGCAAACGCTGGAGCAAGTGCCGCAATGAGTGCAGGAACTACTGCGGTCGGTACGTCTGCTGGAGCGAGTGCTAGTTCAGTTATGCAGTTAGGTGTAGCTGTGCTCATGGTTGGAGCTGGTATCTTAGCAGCTGCAGCAGGTATCTATGTATTGGTTCAAGCTGCTATCCAATTATCAAGTGCTGGAGCTGGT